GTAGAAGCTAAACACGGATCAGAAGAAACCAAAGACTCAACACCATACTAATAAAATCCTAGGAGTGGGCGTCTAAGCGAGAGTGGAAACGCCCATTAAAAATTATGTTTGAAAAAATATTTAAAGGATTAGAACGTGCGCATGGTTGTACTAAAGTTACAGCACCTGCAGAAAACGGTGTTAAGCTTAAAGGACAATCATTCGTAGTACGTCAACCAGTGACCACGGAACTGTGGACCATGCATTTAAATGGTACGCAGAGTCTGGGCATTATACCTATTAACGAAAATAATGAATGTTTGTGGGGATGTGTTGACATAGATTCATACGCAGGGTTTGATCACAAAAAATTAATTGATAAGATAAAACAATTTAAACTGCCTCTGGCTGTGTGTAGGTCAAAGAGCGGAGGAGCACATGTCTTTCTCTTCTCCGAACTACCCGTAGCTGCAGAAAGAATGAGAGATAAGCTAACAGAAATAAAAACAATATTAGGGTACGGCGGATCAGAAGTTTTTCCAAAACAAATCGAATTAAAATCTGCGGATGACACAGGTAATTTTTTAAACCTACCATACTTTGGTGGTGAAGATACTACACGTTACGCATTTAGAGCAGATGGTGAAGCTGCAACATTAGAAGAATTTTATACAATATACAGTGAGATAAAACAAAAAGACATTACAGAAATAAAAATAGAAAGACCTGTAACAGAATATTCAGATGCACCACCATGTATAGAACTTATGGCTATGAATAAAATACCAGAAGGTGGTAGAAATAATTCTATGTTTCATTTTGGTGTGTATGCTAAAATGAAATGGCCAGCAGAATGGAAGAGTAAGATGACTTTATTTAACGCAACAGCATCTACTACACCGCTTAGTGAGTCTGAAGTAGAAATAATTAAACGTCAACACGAAAAAAAAGAATGGGGTTACAAATGTAACGACACACCTATGTGTAACCTGTGTGATAAAAAATTATGTAGAGAAAGAAAATATGGTATTGGTGAAGAAGTTGTGTTTCCATTACTTTCTGATTTACAAAAAATTAAATTAGAAAAACCTTATTATTATTTAAATGTAGATGGTAGACGATTACATTTAGAAAATGTAAAATTTTTAAAACAACAAAGTTTATTTCAAGAAGCAGTGATGGAACAATTAGATTTTATGGTTCCAACAATAAAACCAAAAGATTGGATAAATGTTATAAATCCATTAATGAAGAACCACGAACCAATAGATCCACCAGAGGGTGTTGCAACACAAGATCAATTGCAAAATCATTTAGAAACTTTTTGTTTAGATAGACATATAGGAGCAGATATAAAAGATTTAAAACGTGGTGGTGTGTTAACTAAAGATGGTCACCATCATTTTATATTTGATAGATTTTATAATGATTTTTTAATTAGAAGGCGTTGGGATGTACCATACTCACGTACAGCACAAATGTTAAAAGAAACATGTAACTGTGATGACAAAAGAATAGGTAAAGAAAGAATATCTGTATTTGTAGTTAAACAGTTTGATAAAAAAACTGATGATTACAATCAAAAAGTATTAAAAGAAGAGGCACCATATTAATGAACGCAACAGATGATTTAATTTTATTAGTAGTTCTTACAGCTGCATGGATATGGGTAACTGTATGAGAACAATTGTACTAGGACCACCGGGCACAGGAAAGACTACAACTTTGTTAAATAAAGTTGATGACTATCTTAAACAAACTGATCCTGACAAGATAGGTTACTTTGCATTTACAAAAAAAGCTGCAGAAGAAGCAAAAGACAGAGCGATTAAAAAATTTAATTTAACAGAAGATGATCTTCCATATTTTAGAACACTGCACTCACTAGCTTTTAGAAAACTAGGGGTAAAAAAAGATGATGTTATGCAATCTAGACACTACAAAGATTTAGGTAAGAAGTTAGGTTTTCCTGTAGCATATGCTAGTTACGCAGAGGAAGATGGTGTGTTTACATCTGACAGTGAATATTTAAGAATTATACAACTAGCTGAATTAAAAAATATAACACCGGAACAGCAGTTTGATTTACGAGAGCACACGCAAGACCTGGACAGAAGCACACTTAGAATTATACACAATGAGTTAGCAAGATATAAAAAAGAATATAATTTAATAGATTTTAATGACATGATTACAGAGTTTACAAAATCAGATAAGTCTCCTAAGTTTGATGTAGTATTTATTGATGAAGCTCAGGATTTGTCACTTATGCAATGGGAAATGGCAAAATCCATATGGAATAAAACAACTGATACTTTTATTGCAGGTGATGACGATCAAGCTATATATAAATGGGCTGGTGCAGACGTAGATTCTTTTATAGCATTAAAAGGACAATACCTACCTCTAACACAATCTTATAGAATACCTGCTAAAGTACATGAACTAGCTATAGGTATTATAAATAAAATTAAAAATAGAATAGATAAATCTTGGAAACCTAGAATTAGTCAAGGAACCATAAAAAGACATTTTGATGTAGATAGTATTGATATGTCACAAGGTGATTGGTTAGTTTTAAGTAGAACTAAATACTTATTAGAAGAAACAGAAGAATCTTTATATAGAAAAGGTTTTTATTATAAAACTAAACATAGAAGAAATACAGAAAAAGAATTGCACCAAGCAGCTACATCTTGGGAACATTTAAGACAGGGACAATTAATATCTTACAAAGAAATAGAAAACATATCTAAACATATGACTGATAAATCATGGCACAAGAAAAAAATAAAAGGTATGGCTAAAGGATCTTTTTATGGAATAGATCAACTTGTAAATGATTATGGTCTACAAGTTAAAACAGAATGGTATGAAGCGTTTGATGACGCAGGTCAAACTAAAGTAGATTATTTAAGAAAGATGAGAAGGAATGGAGAGAAATTAAACGAGCCACCTAGAATTGAACTGTCTACTATACATGCAGCAAAAGGTGGTGAAGCAACTAATGTTGTACTATTAACAGGTCTTACAGAAAATACTATGCGAAGTTATGAGAGAAATCCTGATGATGAGAATAGATTATTTTATGTAGGTGCAACACGAACAAAAGAAAATTTACATATAATAGAACCAAAAAAATACGGGAAAGGATACCTACTATGACCAACAGTGAAATATTTAAAAAATCAGTATACGATTCTTTAGATAACCAGGTAGGCGGGAAGCACTACCGAAATATGAAGATACAACCTGCAGAATTTATAAATGAAAACAAATTATTATTTGCAGAAGGCAACGCTATAAAATATATTTGTAGACATCAATCAAAAGGAAAAAGACAAGACATTGAAAAAGCAATACATTATTTAGAAATGATACTTGAAAGGGACTACGATGCAGATACCTCTATTTAAACCACAAACCGAATGGCTACCGCCAGAAAGTTTTCCAGACTTATCTAAGTATGATGAGATAGCAATTGACTTAGAAACTAAAGACCCAGATCTAATGAAGATGGGATCAGGTTCTGTTGTAGGTAAAGGTGATGTTGTAGGAATTGCAGTAGCTGTTGAAGGATGGTCTGGTTATTATCCTATCGCTCATGAAGGTGGTGGTAATATGAGTCGAGCAAAAGTTTTAAAATGGTTTCAAGGTGTATTAAATACACCGGCAGATAAAATCTTTCACAACGCCATGTATGACGTGTGTTGGATTAGAGCGCTCAGTTTAAATATTAACGGTAAAATAATTGACACGATGATTGCATCGGCCTTAGTTGATGAAAATCAAATGCGTTATGATTTAAACAGCTGTGCTAAAAGATATACCGGTAAAGGTAAAAATGAAAGTGATTTATATGCAGCTGCAAAAGATTGGGGTGTTGACGCCAAGGCAGAAATGTATAGACTACCTGCCATTTATGTAGGTGCATATGCAGAAGCAGATGCAGAAATAACACTAAACCTTTGGAAAGAACTTAAAAAAGAAATTGATCACCAGGATATAAATTCTATTTTTGATATGGAGACTGAATTGTTTCCTTGTCTGGTAGAGATGAAATTTCTTGGCGTGAAAGTGGACGTTCAAAAAGCTCATACAATGAAGCAAGAGTTATCGCAACAAGAAGCCAAGTTAATCCAAGAAGTAAAAAAAGAAACAGGAATAGACACTCAAATATGGGCTGCACGATCGATCGCACAAGTGTTCGATAAATTGAAACTAGATTATGATAGAACTGAAAAAACATCTGCACCTTCCTTTACTAAAAACTTTTTACAGAATCACCCCCACCCACTGGTGAAACGAATCGCCCAGGCCAGGGAAATAAACAAGGCCCATACCACGTTTATTGATACCATACTGAAACATTCACACAAGGGTAGAATTCATGCCGATATCAACCAATTAAGATCAGATAATGGCGGAACTGTTACCGGTAGATTCAGTTATTCGAACCCAAATTTACAGCAAATACCAGCTAGAAACAAAGACCTTGGACCACGGATCAGGGCATTATTTGTGCCCGAGGAGGGCCATACATGGGGTTGTTTTGACTATTCTCAGCAAGAGCCTAGGCTGGTGGTGCATTATGCAGCTTTACAGAATCTCTATGGAGTGGACGATGTATTGGAAGCGTACCGTGAGGGGGACGCTGATTTTCACACGATCGTTGCTGATATGGCAGAGATACCTAGATCACAGGCCAAGACTATAAACCTTGGTCTGTTCTATGGTATGGGTAAAAATAAATTACAAGCAGAGCTGGGTGTATCTAAGGATGTATCTGATAGTTTGTTTAGACAATACCACAACAGAGTTCCATTTGTTAAACAACTGATGGACAATGTTATGAGTCGTGCGCAGGAATCCGGTAAGATTAGAACGTTGCTGGGTAGACTATGTAGATTTCATTTGTGGGAACCAAATCAGTTTGGAATACATAAGTCATTGCCACACGATCAAGCGCTCTTGGAACACGGACCAGGGATCAAGCGTGCGTTTACATACAAAGCATTAAACAAATTGATACAAGG